TATGGCTTATTGTGTATATCTTTCCCAAATTTCTCCGGGTCATTTTCCGCGCAGCGTTCTACAATATTCAGTTTTACGTACGAATTAACAGGTTCATCCGCTAGGAACTTCCCTACATCCCAATATTTAAAATCATCATCGCTTGTTATTGATGACACAACTCGCGAGAAAGTAGTGTCTGCCCCGGAGAGATATAATGATACAAACCCGGCTCCGGTGAGAACATCAGTCGCGATGTCACCTCCAGAGAAGTGTGTTGAATTGGCTAGCCAGTATGATGAAAGCTCCGGTACTTGTGTTGCACATATAGGAAAATTATTTCTCCCGGCTAATTGCGCGCAAAAAGAGATAGGCGAATTTAAATATTTGTTTTGGCTTATCTCAAACCCCTGAATACCATTACTCGTTATATTTAAGTGATCCGGTTCATTAAATTTGACAATTATAGGGAGACCGATTTTTTGTGTCTCGTATATTTGAAAATAATCTTGCTTTAATGTCTCGAATTCGGAAATCTCTTTATCATACCGCGTTACCGGGAATTTTGAAGTATCAAAACTAGCATATAAGATTATATCCTTTGTTTCAGTAGTTTGCGATATTAATTCAAATTCCCCATCCGGTAAGTTGTCATTTTCATACTCCGCGGGACTGTTATTACCTCTATGAGGAGGTCGTCTAGAAATCATCCTATTAGGCATATCATCGATGTAATTTACAGTTGCGATTCCCGAAGTCCCGGCGAATTCACCATCTGGGTCATCAACTGTCGTATGTACTAATTTTCCATTCTCTACTTTGACGTATATTGCCGTGTTGTTATCTGTCTGAGCTCTTTCTAGTGGCTCCGTGCTCTTTTTATCTTCTACAAACCTCCATGTTGGTGCAAAATGTATATCCGGTGACTTGTAATATCTCTCCCTACTAAGAGGCATGCTCTGACTGCCCATAGCATACAGATTGATAAAATACCCTCCTTCGCCACTTACCATTGGCCACGACTGCCAGCTATTATATCTAAAAATGGTCAAATCATCACTAGGACAGCCACAGTGACACATCTCCGGTAGGGCACCGTTTGGATATACTATATTAGGTGTATACCATTGCAATGCGTCCGGGACATAATTATACACTTTAATTTTCTGGGATTTTGAATTCCGGTGTGTTTCACCATTCTGATCAGTAAAAATGGTCGTTACTTTATAATCGCCGGGAAATTGATACTGTTTTGTCACTGAATACCCAGTGCCATATGTACCATCTCCAAAATCCCATATCATTTTATCTAAACTAGCCCCAAACCCGGTGTTTTCAAGTGTGGATAATACTGGAGTGAAGGTGAATTGCGTTACACCGAGTGTATAACCGGTTATTGTATCTGTCCCTGTTGAGTATTGATCTATACCATTATATGTAGAAAACGGTACAACCAGGTCGGTTATACTACTATACTCGAGTTCAGAATAAGTGGCCATCTTAACCTACTACTTCAATCTTTTTAAATAAATTGAATGAATCGAAAATATAAGGGAACTTATAATACGGAAGCTGGTAGTTCTGATTTGTTGTTTGTATATCTACCGTATATACAGGGTTCCAAAAAGCTAAGCTCAACCCCGGCATTGAAAGATCGATGTCAGTTCGTTTTGTTTCAATACTCTCTACACCGTCAATTAATAACATGGCCGCAGCAATTTGTGTCAACTGAATTTGCTGGCCAAGCTCACAGTTAACATTGTCAAAATATGTTAACAGTATCTCGTTTATCTCTCCAACTATCGCGTCGGGGTCCCGGGTATTCCTAGACGGTTTGGTGACCACAAGTTTTGTATTTTCTACAACCTCTGGAGTTAGCGTCTCATTCGCGGCTGCGAGGCCTATATTCGTCGCGACATAAATCGGATCCATCACCACTATTTCATGTGAGATCATTTTCCTTTCTCTTGTATCATTAGTGATTAGTTCTTTTTGCGCTGGAGAGAGGAAATTAGTTAGCACTGTTGTAGATGTATTGGATGTCATTTTTGGGACACCGTATATGTATATGTTATTAAATTGCGTTGAAGTTGACATTGTCAAATGATTGTACATAACACGTGATTCTAGATTTGGGTACTCTATACCCACATCTTCAGTTAGGTATCTCATATGACCGTCCATAAACGTGTCGTTATCTACACACTTAGAGCTAGTTAGCATATTACCATAATTTTTATCTACATGTGTCTGAAATTCATTTAACGTCACTAGACGATCTTGACTAATCAGATGGATCGGGGCCTTGTGTTTCATCTGATCAACAGTTTCTCTTACCTGCGGTTTGGTTGACGATTCGGTATTTGAAAATGACAGTGTTTCGATATTATCAAATGTTATAAATTTAGCATTCTCGGACTTTATGTCTTGTTGTATCTTGTTAAACTTTGTAGTAGTATACGGTACTATCTTTAAGTCATCTAAAAACCCGGAACCAACAACACCGTCCTCGCCCTTTGATTCTAAATAATATATCTGTATCTCATCCCCCGGTTCGAGCCTAGATCCCGTTATATTGTTACCAAACTTGAGCTCATACGCCTCATTCTCATTAAGCCTCTTTTCATATACCTTATCAGACGGGGAAGCGAGATATAATGACGATATTTCTTTATATTCGTGATATATACCCGTGGTTGTGTTTTTAATATATACATCTACATGAAAGTGGTCAATTTTAGTGTCTGTTTCTGATGGTACTATCGTTACAGTCTCAAAATCCTGTCCAATTGCTGTGTATGCAGAGTGTTCTTTCCACTCACCTTGAAATAATAGGTATTTTTCGCCTATGATCGCGATTGGCTCATTCTGAGGAGTGTTTTTTGTAAACGATACATCACTATCTAACGAATATGTCACATCATTAGCATTTACGTATGTATATCGCGGGAGCGTATATGTGCCCGGGACGAGATCATCATTCGCGAAGGCTTGAAAGCTAAGAGTACTGGTCTGGTACCCTAGAGGGCTATAATTTAACAATTTAACAATCCTATTAATGTTCTCATAGATCGATGTCTCTGAAAACATCGATTCCGTGGACGTACGATTAAGATAGTACAGCAATGTGTGGTAACTGTATGCTATTATATCGATAAACGAAGATAAATTACTGCCTTTATATATCTGATCCGTAAACACTCCTTGCTCTGAGAGTCTGTTAACTATAAAGTCTCTCAGACTTTCAGCATCAAAGTTCATGTATGCCGTTGAAGGCAATTCGTATTCTGCAAATTTGTCGTCCATTTTAAATTATATTGTGTGTTAGAAAGTCAAAACCGGGTTGGGATAAGATAGCATCATATGACTTGCTATTTATATTTAGTGACGGAACTGTGAGTACCAACTGTATTGTGTATTGATGATTCTCTTCATCAATATTTACATTTACATTATTTACCAATACACGCGGCTCATAGCGCTCAATTCCAGATACAATAGTCTCGCCGATTTCCTGTGCTGTGAAATTATCTAGAGGTTGAAATAGCCACTGCTTCAGGTTCAATCCAAACGTTGGTTCTAATATTCTCTCCCCAGGGGAAGTCGAAAAAATATTTCTAATACTATTCACAATTGCACCCTCGTCTGTAGATGTTTTTAAGTCTGTTGTTGTATTCTTTGCAAAGAATTGTTTTTTACTGCTACTCTCTTCATCTAAATCTAAAAACACGTCCCTGTATCGGATTTGTTTTTCTGTCTGCGGAGGAGGGGCGGTCCCGGTTGTTATTTTTATTGCCATACGTAATTATTTATCACGAGAGCCGTATAATATACTTGGAAATGAGTTGTCAAACCATAAATAATTAAAATGAAAAGTAAGTTCAATACTATATTTGAGAGCAATTTTACGAGATTCCAAGGAAGTGGGTTTCTCACAGGTGATATTATAAAGTTAAGAGATGGGTGGGAACGCGATGAATGGTGTAAGGATGCTCCAGGACAAGTGCTTGACAAACTCAAGGAATTACATGACTCTGATCTCATTTTACGTGTTAGTAGCGTAAAACCCATGAGACCAGGAGTCCAGGGAAATATTCAACAAGATCAGGTTCCCGGAGAGTTTTTTGTAGACGTTGCCCAGGAATTATCTCCCGGGATGTACAATGGCATATTTGTAACAGTACCC